CCCCAAACACGTTTAAAGTATGAGTTGTAGGTTTTTTCAACGTCATCATCGGACCAGCTAATGTCAATTAGTGTGCCTTTGATTATCCAGTTAAGTCGGTTAGCTTGTTTACGAACGTACGGTGAACACATGAGCTTCTCCTTATTACAAACGTATTTACACAGGGTGTAACTTGTTAGCGCAAACTCAGGGTGATATAAGTCATTGATTTTACTAGAATTTTTTCTCTAATGATTTCAATGAGTTAACCAATTACAAAACCGTATCCAGTGCCGCCTGCCTGTGCCATTGCTACTTCGTTTTCAAGTTTTTCTATTTCAGATTGTGCTTCTGCTTTTAAGCTAGATCCATTTAGACTCGTGCCGCCTTGTGGTCCTGCAATAGTAGCAAACTTTTCCCTTGCTTCGCCTAGCATATATTTACAGGTTGCAAGTGTATAATCTTTAATCCATTGCTCTGCCATATAATCATTTAATAATTCTTCGTCTGGACGATAGTTGTAAGCAAATAGCATTAGTGTTTCATTTGCTCTAGGACGTTGTAACATAGTAAGTTTTTTAGTTGAGCTGTTCCATTTAAATTCAATGTACGAACCAAACATGCGTCCTACAAGTTCTTGGTACTGACTAAACATATCGTATGTTGCAAGTCCTCCCATGTTACTACTTGAAAGTAAGTATGTATTAGTATACGCCATGTTGAATGGTTCAAATAAACTACCGCCGTCACCGCCACCACTTCTTGAACCAACACTTCTTCTAAAGATTTGTCGAACTTCAACTACTTCATTAGGCAACGTATATTCATTTTGATCAAGCACTGTTGGTAGAAACAAGTATGATTCCTCAACTGAGTTTTCACTACGCTGTCTAAATCTAGATAATGCTTTTTTTAATGCAGTTTCATAATGAATTGGATCGAGTTCAACATCAATCATGCCTCCGCCTAGTAGCGTGTTTACGTAATCATATACTTCTTGTTTTGTAGTTACTGCCATGTTATATTGTCTCCATTAGTATTTATCGTTACTGTCCAAAGACGCTAAATATGTATATGCCAAGATTAAGTTTATACAAACCTCAAAAAGGTAACGACTACCACTTTATAGACAAGCAAGTACTTGAAATGTTTACTATTGGTGGTACTGATATCCATGTACACAAGTACTTAGGAGCTGAAAATCCTACTGAAGCAGCAGCTACAGCGGACCAGCCTCAATATTCTAGTGTGGATACAACTAACATACAAGATTTATTATTCTTAGAAAATAGGGATAGAAAATATGATCCTGACGTATACTCAATGCGTGGAATTTATAATGTACAAGACATAGATTTTAATCTAAGTCAATTTGGCATGTTTATGTCAAACGATACACTAATGCTAACTATACACATTAATAGTAGTGTTAAGACCATTGGTAGAAAAATTGTTTCAGGTGATGTAATTGAATTGCCTCATCTAGCAGACGAATACGCACTAAATGATTATGCTGTGGCACTTAAACGGTTTTATGTAGTTGAAGACGTTAACCGTGCAAGTGAAGGATTTAGCCAAACTTGGTATCCGCACTTATACAGACTTAAATTAAAACAAATTGTTGATAGTCAAGAATTTAAAGAAATACTTGACTTACCTGCAGAGGAAGATGCACCGGGTGGCAACACATTGCGTGATTTATTATCTACTTACGATAAAGAGATGCAAATTAATAATGCAGTTGTTGCACAATCTGAAGTAGATGCTCCAAAAAGCGGTTATGACACTAATCATTATTTTAGCTTACAGTTAGACGATAATGGTAATACTGAATTAGTTGATACCGATGCTGACAATATTCCTGATACAATGCAGTCGCCTTCTAGAAAAGGATATAATGGTTACTTATTAGGTAGTGGCATACCAACTAATGGCGAAGCATTTGGTCACGGTATTGCATTTGCAGCAGCTCCCGAAACTGGAGATTTCTTCCTACGTACAGACTTTGCTCCAAACAGATTATTTAGATACGACGGTGCTCGTTGGGTTAAGCAAGAAGATAATGTACGTATGACAATGTCAAATACTACAACACGCAAAACACAAAAAGGTACGTTTGTAAATAACACTGCAACTAATACTATTGGCGGCGAAACAACAACTGAAAGACAAAGTCTATCACAAGCACTTAGACCAAAGGCTGACGAATAATGAAATATAACGATATAAAACTTGTTGAGAGCAGAACTGTACAGGAGATGGTAAACAGTTTGGTGAAGTTTTTTGAAAGAGATTGTCTAGACGTTAATCGAGTTAATAATTCACTTACGTCTACACGGCGCTACTTAGAAAAGTATCGCGATTCTGCACCTGCAATAATCAATATGTTACGATCAAATAAATCGCATAAAGTGATGGGCAACTTATTAGCAGCAACAGTATATCCTATACAAATTAATAACAAAGGGTATTCTATGCCGGCGTATAGTGCAGATATGTGTAAAAAAGGTCATAATGGCAATAGCGCCACTGATGGTAATGGCATAGCTCAAGATGGCAATAGTAATAGTAATAGTAACGGTAATAGTAACGGTAATAGTAACGGTAATAGTAACGGTAATAGTAACGGTGACAGTAATGGTGACAGTAATGGTGTAGCCCAAGGTGTTGATATTACAGGTACTACTCCTTTACAAAAGGCAGCTGATCAATTAGAAGGTTTGTTAAATGTAGAAGATTGGGTAGGTGCTAAAGCATTACTTGACAGCAACTCAGATTTAAAAGCTCTGTTTCCATCAGAATATCAAGACATGATTGATGCAGCTATACAAGCTGACATAGATGCAATAGAAACAAAGAAAAAAGCAGACGCTCAGGCAGCAATTCAAAAACAAGCAAAAGAAGATGCTAAGATAGCAGCAGAACAAGCAGCGGCTAAGAAAGCAGCGGAAGAAGCAGAAGCAGCAGCCGAGATAGCAGCAGAAAGACAACGACTTGCAGATCTAGCAGCAGCAGAAGCAGCAGAAGCAGAACGACTTAAAACGTTAGAAGACGAGAAAGCAGCAGCTAAAGCTAAAGCAGATGAAGCAGCTAAGATAGCAGCAGCAGAAAAAGCAGAAGCTGAAAAGTTAGAAGCAGCTAAGATAGCAGCCGAAGAAGCGGAAGCAGAACGTCAACGTATAGCAGACGAAGAAGCGGAAAAAGAACGCCTGCGCAAAGAAAAAGAAGAAGAAAGAAATAAAACAGCTCCTGGTGATAATTTGGAAGAGCCAGATAAAGTATATGATTGGGATGATTTATAATGAAATGGCAAGACTTAAAAAGTGTAATAGTAGAAGCAAATGACAGAGTTATTATTGCTGTTGAATTTCAGAGTGGTAAGAAAATTACTATTCGAAATGTTCCAAAGGCATTAACACTTAAACCTGACTTTAATACAGTAGTTGCTAAAAAAGCAAAAACAGCAGAACCAAATGAAACGTTTTCTGGTTGGGTAGAAGTTAGTACTGGCCAAGCTGATGCAATTGATGCAACAGCACCAAAAAATAATCCGGGTGATAAAGTAACTGCTACTTCAGGAGTTATATCATTAGATGACTACGTACAACTAGTTAAAGATAACGAGTGGGAAAAAGTGCATGATGCTCTTACTAAAAATCCTGAGTTAATAGATGCGTGGGGAATAGGCTACGCAACACAAGCTCGTATTGCAAGTCTTGCAGGAAAACCTGGGCCAAAATACAAACCAGATGAAGAAGAAAAACTTGATATGGAAAATTGTCAATCTCTCTTTAAACTAATTAATAAGACGTTTGATAACTCTGTATACAAAGGATTAACGTATGCCGACAATCGTAAAGAAGAAGATATATTCTATAATAAGAGATCACAAGATCCAGAGTTTCCAGGCGGAGTATCATTTGAATGGAAGTCTAGTCCTGGACTAAGACCCGGCGGTAGAATCGACGATATTAAAACAACGTTTAATATAACTGCAATGATTAATACAAACACTCCTAAACTTATTAAAACTGATTCAGGCTATCAGTGGTATGAATCACATGAAGGATTTCCTAGTTCAGTAGGTGATTGGGATAGACTTAAAGAAATGATTGTTAAAGAAGTATTTGCAGAAGATACTATAACTACAACAGGGCCGGCACAACGAGATCAAAAGCTCGGCGAGCCATTAAAGGTTACTATAGGCGCTCGCGGGTTTACTTATATAAACTCAATAGTACCGGATGGAGCTAACTAAATGCAGCATTTTTATGATGGGCAAATACGCAGGTATATAACACAAATTGTTCGCCTAATGAGTAACTTTAGTTACAAAGACGGTAAGGGTGCATTAACACAAGTGCCAGTATTGTACGGAGATTTAACTCGTCAAGTTGCAAACATTATTAGAGAGAATAGTGAGAATAAAATACCAAGCGCACCTCGTATGGCAGTATACATTACTGGACTTGAAATGGATCGCGATCGGCTAAGTGACAGTAGCTATGTTAATAAAGTTAACATACGAGAACAAGCATATGATAGTACTGGAAAAGAATATTTAAATAAAGAAGGTAAAAACTATACTGTAGAACGCTTAATGCCTACTCCTTATACATTAACAGTAAATGTAGATGTATGGAGTTCTAATACAGATCAAAAATTACAAATTCTAGAACAAGTATTAATGTTGTTTAATCCAAGTTTAGAAATTCAAACAACAGATAACTACGTCGACTGGACAAGTTTAAGTGTAGTAAATATGACAGGTCTTACATTTAGTAGCAGAAGTATTCCTGTAGGAACAGA